TTATATAGAAATATTATTTCATCATCAGTCATTTTTATTTCGTCGTCTTGATTCATTGTTCTAACCTCTTTCGTAGTTCGTGTAGGAATTTTTCTGCTCCGTATTTCTTGATATAGTCTTCAGCTTCAGCTAAACACCATTGCAACTGGTATTCCTCAAGATGCTGCTCTTCCACTGTTATCTCGTCACCGTAATCATCTTGCATCTGTGATCTCCTTTTGTTGTAATTGATTGATACGCATCTCAGCATATCGTATAACCTTTTGTAAATCAATGATTTCAGAATCTTCACTGCTCAATTCTCCATACTGTTTGAAACCTGCACGACTTGCGTATTTGATTATATTACCTCTCCAGAACTCCATTCCATTGAGCATAATGAATGTCACTGGTTCTATAGACCACCTTTCATAGTGGCTGGGCTTTACTATTATATCCTCTTTAGTCATCAGTCACTCTCTAATCTTGATCGGTTGTAGTCAGCGGTGGCAGTCAGAGCATCATGCACCAGGAGGTAGAGATATTCCCCTAATCCTGCATAGGATACCTTGGTATGCCCTTGCTTGTGAACGTCGATTACAAGGTCTCTCAGGCGCTCTGAGCGTATGTTGTAACCTTCTTGCGGATCTAGTGCTTCCTGCAACCACATCTGAAACTCTTCTTCTAATGTCTCATTGATACTATCCTGCATCATTCTCTCCTCGTGTGCTGTTAAAAATTGCTGTTGATATTCATCGTTCCACTGTTCAACTCTATCCTTCATCTTTGTTATACCTCTGTTTGTTTATAGTTTTGGCAGTTCGGGAGGTTCAATCTTTATTTGTATGCCAAGCTCTTTAATATGCTTTATTGCGTCCGTTTGGATTGTACTAGTGCCTGCAATCTTTGCTAATAGTTTGGCGTTTTTACAAACAGGATAGATTAAATCATACCCGTATATGCTTCTGATTTTTTTAACTAGTATTGAATTTATTTTTTTTCTATTCATCTTTGTTATACCTCTGTTTGTTTATGTAGTCTGAGCATACTTGAATCATACAAGTGCGTTCATGGTTTGACAATTGAAAAGTATTATCTATATATTTTATGCAGTATTCCAACTCTTTTTTAGGTTCCGCCAGTTGTAGGCTATTCTCGGCAAGAGTTCGAGCCATTCCTATGTATATATCGTTCATATAAATACCTCGGTTTATTTTACTACCATTACTAAACCTACATTGGCTACAGTATAACCAAAGTATACCACAGCCAACGATAGGTCGCCTTTTATATATTGCTCTATTGAAACATAGGCATACACAAAAGTTACAAGTAAGACTAACCATGTGCTCATAATTTAATCAACAATTCAATGGTGATAAATAGATTGATTGTAACTAATATTGCACAAAAGCAGGCGAAGCCTGTGGCGATACTCAACCATACCGGCTCATCATCTTGATTATTCTGGTTCTTTTCTTTGTAGTCTATTTTCATGGTTTAACCTCAGCAAATCCATAGATAAATTGTGTATACTAGCGCACTAAAACAGGTGATGCCTGTAGCAATACATAGCCATAATAAATCATCATCTTGATTCTTTTGATTCTTTGTAGTCTGTTTTTCCATATTCCTTACGCGCCCCCTATACCCAATTGTTTTTTTATATGTTAATGAATTACCAGTTTCATGAACTAAAGTATAGCCATTTTTTTCTGCCATGTCCTTTTTTTTCTTTTCCGCTTTCTTTTTTGAATCAAAATGAAATCGTATCCAAGTTTCAGAAATCATATTGTAACCTCCTTTTGTGCTAATTCGAACTGTACGCCTAGTGCCTTCATGTGCTTAATTGTATCACCAGATAAGGTTTTACTTCCTGCTATCTTTGCAAATAGCTTCGCCTGCTCGCAAATTGGGTATACTAATTCCTTACCATAAACGGTTTTTATCTCTACTATTACTTTAATCATTTTTTTATAGACCCTTTGTGTTGTTTGTTTATCGCTTTAATAAGTGTCAATGTTGTTGTGTTCATGCTGCAAGCTAATTCTGGTTAAACTTATTTATCCAGCTGTCCCGTTCATTTTTAAAGAATAATTCTTCTGCTACATAGTAGACAAGTAAATTTACAAGTCTTTCCGGATTAAGATTAGCCTGGATTAAAGTAGGACGACACCAGCTCAACTTCTCCTGCTCAAGAACGTAGGCTACGGCTTCCCATAATTTAATATCATGCTTTTCTAGCCAGTTTTCAGCATTCCCATGGCCGAAAATGAAGAACTTACTAGCATATATTTCATAAGGCACACGCCAAAAGTTGTCCTCATCTATATCGTCAAGTAACATTCGCCCCAATGCGTAGTCTGTTACTTCGGTTCTTATTGATTTATTCATTTATTACCCTTTGTGTTATATGTTTATCGTGATTGCATAGTAACATGGCTTTTTAACTTGTCAAGTGTTTTTACAAATATTTTTACAATATACCCCATTAGAGATATAACAAAGGCCGAATAAGGTACAACCCCTAATAAGTATTCCTATTAAGGGTAACGTGTTATTCAAATATGATATATGACTATATTGGAAACACACCTCAAAAATATCCCTATGGGAAACACACCTCAAAATATACGGGGTGGGTACTTCCTCAATACTCACACTCGCAACTTCTGGTAAACGAGCAGAAGCTTTTTTCTTTTGTCGTTCCCTGGCAATCTGCTAGGAAACTCCATGGAAAACCTTATTCAAGCAGACTCAAAGGAGGCGGGAGGGGAGTACGTGCGTGTTTTCATTTATATAGTACCCTCCCAGATACAAAATAGTGAAATTTCAAGCTACCATTCCCTGTATTTAATTAGTAAAATTAACGAGAAAATGACGATAGATAACTTCTTGTTTTTATTACTGTTTATTATTACTTTGTCTTAGACATAAAATGGACAGCTTGATGCGTAGCATGAACAGATTGACACGAAGTGTGAAACGAACAGAACGATACGAAGTATGATAATACCACCACAGATTTTTTATCGTTATATTTATCGTTATCCCAAAATAGTTCTTGACTTTTGCTTAAAAATATGCTATAATATTATATATATAATTTAATGCGAAGCATAAGGAATATGTTAGTAACAGAAGAAGAAGAAAAAGAAATAAGAAGAAATAAGAAAACAAGGAAGGTTTGGAAGAGAAACAATAAGAAGAAAAACAAAAAAGACTCATATATCTAATTAGAGAGGGGCGCTATGGCTGTTAAAAAGCCAACAGGTACAGCTAAGAAACTTGACCCTAGTAAATGGGAAGCTGCCAAAACAAAAGCAAAAGCAAAGATGGGTGGTAAACACTCTGCTCGTGCTATGCAGCTAGCTACTAAATACTACAAAGATGATGGTGGTAGATACAGTGGGGCTAAGACTAAATCTAATAAACTAGATAAGTGGACTAAACAAGACTGGGGTACTAAGTCAGGCGAACCGTCTGGACAGACTGGTGAACGATACCTACCCAAAAAAGCTAGAGAGGCTTTATCGTCAAAAGAATATGCTGCTACTACTCGTAAAAAACAAGAGGATACCGCTAAAGGTAAGCAGTTCAGTAAACAACCTAAAAAGATAGCAGCTAAGACTAAGCGTTATCGCAAAACATAAAGGAGGTGTCCCATGCCTAAAGTAGGTAGCAAGCATTATTCTTATTCGCCGGAAGGAATTGCTATGGCTAAAGCCGCAGCTAAAAAGAAAGGAGTAAAAGTTCAGTACGGAAATAAAAAAAATAAAAAGAAGAGCAAGTAACACCTTTCCTTTATAAGGAGATCCTTATATGATTAAAAAACTACTGATTAACATTCGTTACTTGTTAGCACCAGCCTCGATTAGTTTGGCACTCTACGGAGTAGCTCAAGGAGGTGCATTGTCGTGGCTTGGTGTCTTTATGCTTGGTGCAGCTATTATAGTTGACACGTTAGTAAAAAGACAAACTAAAGGCGCAGGGTTTGACGAGAACGGTGAGACCAACGGTATAGCTTGGTTTCAAAATACCGTTATGTACGTCATGCTTCCACTGTTTATCTGCCTACAGGTTGCACTGGCCTTTCAGGTCAATGCGTTTATGGCAGGGGCAACATCACTAACTGAACTGATCGGTTGTACTCTCTCCGCAGGTATCTTTCTTGGTATCGGCATCATTTACGGTCATGAGTTAGCCCACACTAAGGGCTTTAGTTTTATTATAGCTAGACTCATGATGGCTCTAAGTGGTAAGGCGCACTTCTGCTATGCACACGTCTATAATCATCACTTAGAGTTGGGACACCAAGATGACCCAGCAACATCTCCTCGTGGCCGTACCCTATACAAGCACTACCCTTTATCAGGGCTAGGGCAAAGCAAATTCTTATTTCAAATGGAAAAGCAACGCCTTGAAAGACTTGGCAAACCTTTCCTGTCCCTAAATAACAGATGGTTGACTGGATACGCTATGTCGTTGCCTACAATCTTCTTGTTCTGGTTTGTAGGTGGTTGGGTAGGTATGGCAGTCTTAGCTACTATGTGGTTAATTAGTAATTTTGAACTAGAAACATTAAACTACTTGGAACACTATGGTCTTTACAGAGAAAAGGGTCAGCCAATTGATTATCGTCATTCTTGGGATAACTCTACTGCATTCTCATCTTGGTTCTTTATCGAGATTGGAAGGCAGGGTGACCACCATGACAGAGGTGAGACGCACTTCTGGGAGCTAGATGAAGTAGGAGCACCAAACACAGGACATGGTTACTTTCAACTATTTGCACTTGCTTTAATGCCAAAAGTATTTTTTAAGATGATTAATGAATACTTAGACAAGTGGGATAATGAAATGGCATCGGAGGGTGAGCTAAAGATTGCTCATAGCGTTAAATGAAGATTGCTATAGTTATTGTACTTATACTTGGTTTAGATGGAACAGTAGACCATAAAACTGTAGTAGAAGATAAATGCCCAGACATGAATGCAATAGCAAGTGAACTAAAAAAGATGAAGGAAGCAGGGGCTATATTAGATTATGGTGCTGCTTGTATTCCTGCTCAATTTGAAGGGACTCAGATATAAATGAAAGAATGTTTAAACTCAAATGGCGACTGGTGTTTCTTTGCATTAGTTGCTTGTTTTTGTGTAGCTGTGTTTATAACTACTCTGGTAATGTTTACATAAAAGTTACGCAGAAATAATTATCAGGAGGCTAGATGTATAAAACTGCCATTTACATTAAATGGAATGATGCTTGTGAAGGCGACACAATGGAAGATGTCCACATGCTACAGTGTATACAGGAAGTTATGGGTTTTCTCGTTGATAAGGATATGGAAGGTAACTACTACGTTGCTAGAGACTACAACACAATAAACGAAGAATCTGAAAACCAGAGGTTTGAAAAGGTTATTCGTATACCAGAAGCCTACATTATAGAAAAAAAGTTCTTTGAATTATGATACAAATGTTAATAGCACCAATAGCTCAGATAGCTAAAAGTTGGATAGATGGAAAAGTAGAAGCCAATAAAGCTAAAAATGAAGCTAACCTTGAAATGGCAAAAGCTAAAACTGAAATAGCTAAGAAAGTAGCAGCAGGTGAGCTGGAGTGGAATCAGGTAATGGCTGAAGCTAGTGCTAGTAGTTGGAAAGATGAGTGGCTAACTATTCTAGTTTCTATACCACTTATCTTAGCATTTACTGGCAATGAAGATGTAGTTATGAAAGGATTTACTGCGTTAGAACAAATGCCTGACTTTTACAAAACAGCAGTAGGTGTTGTATTTGCTGCATCTTTTGGTATTCAATCCATTAAAAATATTATGAAAAAATAAATGACTGACGAAAAAGCAGTTCCCACACGTAGGGGTAGACCGCCTAAGAAAGCCATCCAAGCAATAAAGAAACCCGGTAAAGTAGGAAGACCTGCTGGTGATGCAGCAGCTATAGCGGAATACAAAGCTAGACTTCTTGCCTCACCTAAGTCTCGTAAAGTTCTTGACTCTATTCTAAATGCGGCACTTGATGATGACCACAAGAATCAAGCAGCAGCATGGAAACTACTAGTTGATAGGCTTATGCCATTATCTTATTTTGATAAGGATAAGATTGGTGGTGGTAAGTCATCAGTAAATATTACCATTACTAGTGTAGGTGGTGAGACTACAGTTATAGGTGAGCAAGAGCCACCAATAGAGGGTGAGTACATAAACCTTAATCAACAAGGAGTAGAAGAGGAAGAATGAAATACTTTACGATAAAAGAATTTGATTGTAAGGAAACAGGTCAGAATAAAATGTCTCGTGACTTCCTAAAGAAGTTGGATGAACTAAGAGAAAACTGTAACTTCCCGTTCACTATAACCTCTGGTTATCGTTCCACTATACATAGTGCTGAAGTAAATAAACCTAATGGTGGTGGCACTCATACCCAAGGCATAGCTGCTGACATAAAGGTTACTGATGGTAGTCAACGTATGATTATTATCAGAGAAGCGTTAAAGCTAGGCTTTACTGGTATTGGTGTAGCTAAGGGGTTTGTGCATGTAGATACTCGTACTACTACTCCTGTTATGTGGACTTATTAAATTAAAGGTAAATAATGATTGATTTTTTAAATAGACACAAAGGGTTTATTCGAGACTTACTAAAAGCAGGGGTTAATAATCCTATAGAGTCTTTCAAATTAGCTACATCTGACCCAGTAGAACAACTTAGTAAAGGACTACTTGGGAAAGTATTAAATAAAGACTTTGTACAAACAGAAGAAAATTTTGATGCAGATGTAGTATCAGAAATAAAAAATGCAGCTTTAAACGCTATTAAACGAGATAGTTCTATAAAAGGAAATATTGTTGGTACAGGAACTACATATAGTGATTATGGAAAATTATTTGATGGTACATCAGTAAATGATTTTGTAAAATCTGATAAAGCTAGGGGAAATGCAGACAATTTTTTAAAGTTAATGGAAGACCCCAAAGCAAGAGCAGCTATGGCTGTAGGTCAAGGGTCTATTCAAATAATAGATGGAGATGTTTATTTTACTGATAAATATAATTTTGGTGGTAATTCAAATAAAGGCAAAGATGTTTATTCTAAAGGTAGGGAAATAATAGGAGATATTCTTCCATCTGAAGGTGAACAAGCAGGTAACACTATTAAAATTTATTTAGGTAGCAAAGATGAAATTATAGGTAGAGAAATAAAAAAGGGAGACACACTAAGTAAAATTGCTAAACAAATGAATGTCTCTGTAAAAGAATTAGTAGAGTTTAATAATATTAAAGACGTTAATAAAATTAAAATAGGTCAAAATATTAAAAAACCTGTTGCCGCAGAAAAGCAAATAGAAGAAGTACAGCTAGCTGAAAATAGTGAAGATGAATATTTACAAAAAATATTAGACGATAGTTTTGAAAAAACTAAATCTTTAGAAGATATGCAATACAAAACTTATACTATTAAAGAAGGCGATACATTAAGTAAAATTGCTAAAGCAAATAACACTACTATTTCAGAAATCTTAGAAAATAATAATATTACAAACCCTAATAAAATTAGGGCAGGTGCTTCTTTAATTGTCTAGTAATTTAAATATACAATTACTACCTTGGCAGCAAGAAGTTTGGGACAGCAAAGCTAGATTTAAAGTAGTAGCAGCAGGTAGACGTACAGGTAAATCAAGACTCGCTGCTTACTTACTTATATTCTATGCACTACAAGTTAAGTCTGGTCATGTGTTCTATGTAGCACCAACACAAGGACAGGCTCGTGACATTATGTGGCAGAACCTACTTGAGATAGGCCATCCTGTTATCAAAGGTAGTCACATTAATAACTTACAGATTACACTTATTAATGGTGCAACTATATCATTGAAAGGTGCTGACAGACCAGAAACAATGCGTGGTGTGTCATTAAAGTTTCTAGTAATGGATGAGTACGCAGACATGAAGTCTAGTGTATGGGAACAAATCCTAAGACCAGCGTTGGCTGACCAAAAAGGTACAGCCCTGTTTATTGGTACACCTATGGGTCGTAATCACTTTTATGACTTGTACAAATACGCAGAAATAAAAGAAGATAATGAGTATGAGTGCTGGCATTTTACTTCCTATGATAACCCATTACTAGACCCTAATGAAATAGATGCAGCTAAAAAGTCAATGTCTAGCTACGCATTTAGACAAGAGTTTATGGCTTCATTTGAAGCACAGGGTTCCGACCTATTTAAGGAAGAATGGATAAAGTACGATGATGAAGAACCAGAAATAGGCAACTATTATATAGCTATTGATATAGCTGGCTTTGAGGAAAGCTCTAAAAGTAAAAAGTCTAGGCTTGACGATACAGCAATAGCAGTAGTTAAAGTTAATGAAAATGGATGGTGGGTAGCTGACATTATATATGGCAGATGGACATTTGAAGAAACAGCTAACAAGATATTTGATGCTGTAGAGGAATATGAACCAGCAGCAGTAGGTATTGAGAAAGGTATTGCTAGACAAGCAATTATGTCTCCACTTACTGATTTAATGAAAAAACGTAATAATTTTTTTCGTGTAGAAGAATTAACACATGGTAATAAAAATAAAACCGACAGAATAGTAGCAGCACTACAAGGTAGATTTGAACATGGTGCTATTACTATTAATAGTGGGCCTTGGAACTTAGAATTCTTAGATCAGTTATTTCAATTTCCTAATAAACAAGTTCATGATGACTTGATAGATGCGCTGGCTTACATTGACCAGTTAGCAAAAATTTCTTACTACTATGACTTTGAACAAGATAACTTTGAAGTATTAGATCCAATAGCAGGATATTAAAACATGGCATTAGATGAAGATAAAG